ATTACAGAGCGGTTACACCAGCCTCGATACGGGCCATCCATGCGTCGTTCAGACGCACGGTAGCAAACCATGTCGAAGCACCGACGTAGCCAAACTGGCCCAGCGGGTTGGCGTGGTTGGTCTGCGAAGCTTTCAGAACAACCGGCTTGATCGCCTGCATGCCCTTCAATGCAACCTGACCCCATGCGTCTTCACCGATAACGATGAACGGATACACGTCCACGTTGGCAGCACCGACCGACAGCATGCCGTTCAGCGTACCCGAACCAGCAGCAGCGAACGAAGTCAGCAGTGGCGAAGAGATGAAACGGAAGTCTTCGCAAGCACCGATCTCGCGGTCATGGATAGGCTTGAACGAACCGTACTCTTCAACACGGGTGAAGCCCGGCAGGTTACGGATGTCAGCCACTGCATCGGTGTGGCAGAACACAACGTAAGCTGGCTGGACAGCACGGGTACCGAAATTGACGCCGGGGGCCAGACGCGAAGTCACGCGACGGCAACGGTTCGATTCCAGAGTACGTGCAGCCTTACGGATAGCGTTCAGGCTGATGGCAGTGTTGATACCAGCGCGGGTAGTACCGTTAGCGTAGATAACGGTCGAGCCGGCCTTCAGAACACCGTAGCGCACCAGTTCCATCACTTCAGCCATGGTCTCGCCAGTCAGCTTGACCATTTCGCCGGGGATGTCGTCTTCGTACAGCTGCTCAACTTTCGAGCTGTACTTGAACAGCACACCATACTGCTGCAAAGTCACCGATACGTCTTGGAACGAAATGGTGTTGGAGTTAGGCGTTACACCTTCTGCCAGCACGAAGTTCGACGCGGTGATCTGCGGCGTGCCGACGTAGCGGGAAGAACCTTCAACAGTGGTGCCAACAGTCGATGCGCCGAACGGCAGCGTACGACGGAAGACCAACGTGTCGGTTGAGTTCATTGGCATCTCGCGCTGGGTACCGAAGTCACCCAGAACAGTGATGGGCTGTGCATGCTCAAGCATGCCTTGTGCCGCGCGAATTAGGTTACGCGAGGCGACGGTGGAGTAATTTTGAATAGCCATTGCTATTTCCTTTCAAATCAAGTTAGTAACCACGCTGCGCTTTTTCTTTTTCGCGCTTTGTGGCCTCATAGTTCCAAAGTTCTTCAAAAGACATGTCGTCCAAAGTCTTGGGCGGCGGTGTCTGTCCGGGTCGAGTTGTCGCAGCAGCAGAAAGCCGCTGGTTACGCTCTTGCCTGATATCCGACGCAGAACGTCTCTTGGTGTCATGGAACATGTCCAACATCAAGATGGCATCCCTTGCCGATGAGCTGTCTGCCAAAGCACGCACTTCAGCTGGTTGAGCGGTGAACCACTGGACAAAGTCCGTTGTGTTTACCAGTTCTTTCCAGTTGTCGTACTTGCCTTCGACACGCGCTTCCTCAAGAGCTTGTTTCATCTCCGCTTTGGTTTGCTCAACCTGCTGCTGCACATAGCCGGCCACCTGTTCGGGTGACAGCATGTTGGCATTTGGTTGTACGGACCCAAGCTGAGACGCAACGTACTCTTCCATCGCGCCGGCCCATTCAGGAAAATCCTGCTTGAGCTGCTCCCACTTCTCTGGGTTTTTGGCTGCATTCGCGATCTGTCCCTGAGACGGGGCATCTTGTGGGGCAACGTTTTGTTGCGCCGTCCGAGCCTGCTGGAACTCTCGCTGCATTGCGGCCACACGACCCTCTGCAGTTTTTACATGGTGCAGCAGTTGAGCATTGGCTTCTGTCAGTCTATCGATCTGAGCTAACTTCGCTCTGACGATATCTGGCAATCCCGCCAGTGGGTCTTCCGGCTGTTCTGGCTCTGCACTTGCCTGTTCAGGTTCAGCTTGCTGAGATTCGTCCTGCAGCGGTTCTTCCGGTGCAGCGGCTATTGTCTGGTCAGCGGACTGGTTGTCAGCTTCCAGCTTTGCAGCCTCCTCATCCCACAAACGCTGTGCGTCTTCCATCGACAGTTGGTTTTCTTCCACGTTGCTCTCCAATAAAAAAGCCACCTTTCGGCGGCCTCACACGACGGTTGGGCGGGACTATTCGTCCGGCTCAACCACTACACCCCGAGTTGCCGCATCCGGCAAGTCGAGAAATCTTTTGATAAAGCGTATCTCCCCTCGCAAAGCCGCTGTCTCGAGATCGGAGAGACTGACAGCGTCATTCTTCTCGCGGCACTTGCGCAATTGCTCTTCAGCCCATTTGCGCAGGAGGTGCCACTCTGGCGAGTTGAAATTCATCATGCTTATTTTGGACGCGAGGTCCCTGCAAAAATTTTACTGTTTTAAATAGGATTTGTGCAACATTTTTATTTGCACAACTTTGCCTTGATTTGCCGCATCTTGCTGCATCAAAGCGGCGATTTTGCGTATCGATAAAAAACTGCAGCGGTTACCTTAAAACCTGACCCTGTACCGCCCGTGATGGTTGGCCGGATAAAAGCCGGCATCTCTTGGCAAATATGGTTTGCCGCAGCGGTATAGGCCATGTTGGTTGTGCTGCCGCGTTGTGTCAGCGGATGCCAGTTTGTACCGTCGTTCGAGCCTTGAAACGTAACCGTTGATCCACCAAAGGTGCCGGTCACTTGAATGGTAATGTCGGCTGCGGCATTCAAACCAAACGGTGCCCCAGAGTCACCGGTTGCCATGGCATCCCAAGTAACAAGGGTGGCACCTGCTGCGGTATTGCGATCGGTTGTGGCTGCGATAGTCGCCATGTCAATGTCCTTTACAAAATGAGTTTGGAGCTGATCAAGCCGGAAGGCTGGTTTCGCTCGATGTCAGTCAATGAAGGTTCATCAAGCGTTTTAAGCTGTGATGCTGTGTAATCTTTAGCTGGGTTAGGCCCCGGCTCGGTAGGTGGTTTTTGCGTAAACTGACCGGGCTTAGTTGGCAAATTCCGATAGATGTAATAACCGCCGCCGGGTGCTCCTGCAACGGTCCATTTATTTTTATCGATGTCTGATGCTCGAATTGGATTTTGAGTTGTCTGCCCAAAAACAGGATCGTAAAAATATTCTATTCGACTACCTTTGCCAACATAGCCGGTGTACTTGATAGGCTTGTTTCCATAGCCTTTGATGGCATCCGCCGGATACCTATCCATGCCGGTCTCTAGTGCCTTGTTGTACGCATCCACCGTGGTGTTATGCGCAGCCGCAGCACCCTTGTACTTCCGTGCTTCGCGTTGGTATTGATTGACGACATCCTGATAGCCCTCAATCTCACGCTTTAAGGCGACTTGGGCCATGGCTTATATCCCCGATCCCATACGCATCTTCAAATCCTGTTCGGCAGCGAACAGCTCTTTGCGGCCACGTTCTTTGATCGCCGTATCTGCAAGCTGTGCCTTGATCTTTTCCAGCGATAGGTTCTGTGCATTGGCCATACGCAGCATCTCAACCTCGCGCTCCATCTCCAGCTCGGCCATTCTGATTTGCGCTTCTTGCTGCATCTTCTGCATGCGCATCTCGATCTCAGCCATGTCGCCTTGATTCTGCAATTGCGCCTTCTGCAGATCGGTCTGAGCACGGATGTTGGCAGCCTCGATACGCGGATCAGGCGGAGCCTCCTGCTGCGTAGCGGCCTTCATCTGCTCTTTGATCTGCTCGATCTCCTCGTCCGACTTGAACACTTCAACCGGGTCGATGTGCTGGGCCTGCAGTGCCTTGCGGAACAGCTTCTCGGTGTCGAGGTACATGCCGTAGATCGGATTCGCGCCAGCGGCCAGCAGGTTTAAGAAAGCTTGGTTCTGAATGTCGCGAATTAACAAAGCAGACGAGCCGCGTGCGTTGATACTGAAGTCGCCCTTGATCTCTTCGTCCTCGTTGTACAGCATGTTGTAGTCGTAGTAGCGACGAATGTGCGGACGCGTGATCATGTCATCAAATTGCTTGACCAACCTGCGCAGTACGACGTTGGCAGAGTTCATCAACATCTGCATGCCGCCCACCGTATCTGGCGCTGCGCCCTTCTCGCCTTGCAGGATGGTCGGCACGCCTGTCTCTTGATCGACCAGCTCGGTGGCCATCTTGATGATGTTGGCCAGCTCTGCTTGATGCGAACCAAACTCAAACGTCGCAAAGGCTTTCGATACGTCGTCCACGTCGTCTGTGGCGTACCAAATCTTGCGGCTGGTGAGCTGCCACGTCTTGTCCGCCGGCGCTATCACGCTGGGCTTCATGACAATCTGCGGCCCGCTCGAAACGCCGGCATTGTCCATCATCTGACGCCATGCGGCGTTCAGCACTTTCTGCTGGCTGCGCATTAGATACGGGATGCCATAGCCCCACACGTTGGTCGCAACCTTCTCCCAAACAAAGAAGTCGTACGGCATGTCGCCGCCTTCCAGTGGGTTTAAGAACGCTTTAACGACGGTGCTGTTGATCATCACGATGCACGCGCTGATCGTGCGTAGCTCGTCCTTCTTACCCGGCTCAACGCCTGCCGCCTCGAGATCGTCATGCTCGACCTCGCCCCAGTACGTCCACATCTCGTACACGTCTCGAGCGATATCGCGCTGGTCATCGTCGCGCAGCTCTTTCATCGCAAACGAATGCTTCGGTCCTTCTTCCAACACTTTGCGCAGCTGTGACTTCATGAAGCCGGGCTGCTTGGCCAGATCGCGAATCTGTTTGGCAGTGACTTGCTCTCGCTCGTAAATGCCCTTGCCGTTGTGGATGCTCTCGCCGCAACCGGGGTCAGGCCACACATTACGCGGATCGACACGGAACGAAGCCGGGGCCAGCTCCTCGACGATCTCGATCTGGTGAATAGTCTGCCCATCAGCGTCGGTGTAAGGCTGCCATGCCTTGCGTACGCGATTGGTAACGATCGGACCACGGACCACGCCGGTGCCCAGCACGGCGGCGTCGTGAATGACTTTGCGCAGTTCGCCGTTGTAGTCGCACTCGATTAGCTGGTCCTCGATCTCGCGCTGCATCGCCTCGGCTTTCTTCTTGGCGATGTCCATGATCTCGCGGGCAATGTCTTTCATCCGAAGCTGCTGCCCGGTCTGATCGGTAATTGGCTGCGGTGCTTCAGGCGGCATCGCCATCGCAGCCAACCCACCCATCGGTGGCATAGGTTCAGGCTGCATCGGCATCGGCATTGCCGGCACACCCATGCCAGCGCCTTGTGTTGTTGCAGGCCGCTCGTCCTTGGTCATTGCCATCAAGTACGGGTTCGGCGTGGGCTGAATGCCCCAGTTGCGGTCATCCGTTGGCAGCAGGATGTCGGCGACTCGCGCCTCGGCAGCGTTGGTCTTCTGACGCGTCATACCGATGAACACAGTCGAGCGATGCGGCTTGGCACCCTGTGTCGTGACAGGGTAGCCCTGCTCGACGGATGTCATCATCTGGCTGGCTGCCTTGTTGATGTTGTCCTTGCCGTTGTACTGATCCTCGTCTTCGATCCAGCGTTTGTCTACGCCGTAGCCGTAGCGGGCACGAATCCATTCATCGCGCTGCTTGGACAAGCTGCGACCAAATGCCTGCAGCCGTTCTTCCTTCTTTTGGCGCTCGGCTTCCGGGTCGATGTACTCGATCTCGACGTCAACTTGCTGGGGTTCGAATTCCATCGTGAATCCTCAATAGGTGGTCGGCTGCATCATTGTTGCCGCTTGCTGTTGCTTTTGGATGGCGGGCGCTGCGGCAGACGTACGCGAACGCATCTGCGACGACAAAAGCCCTTGACCGGTCTGTGGCCCTTGTGGCGGCACGCCGAGGGGCTGATTGAACTGATTGACTGTTGCGCCAGTGGGCGTCTCTTGCACGTTCTGCAGCGTCGAGAACGACGCTGTGGTCGTACCCATCACCGGCGTATTGCTTTGTGGCATGACGCTTTGCGTGCCGATCGGATTGGCATTGCCGCCATTCATCCGTCGCGGGTTTAGGTCATACGGGTTGATGGCTGGCATCAGTCTTTCTCCTTGCGTTTGGCGGCCTCTTCGTCCCACATCTGCTTCTCAGTGGCCCACTTCTCAGGCACCGAGAAGTAACGGTCGCCCATCTTGACGATGGTTGCACCCCGCGCCTTCTCAGCTTCTTCGGCTTTGTCCCATGTTTCGTGCTGCCTGCCTTTTAACACCACGTAGCTATCCTCAGGTAGCTTGTACCGCTGCCGGTCCTGCTTGCTTGCGCGGGTGACAGACCCCCAGTGGCCCTTGTTTTCGCCGGTGCCAGTGGGGCCAAGGCCGCCACGTTTTGCGGTGGCGTAATCGTAATCGGAACCTTCCGGGTCGAACTTCGGCATTTCAGTACCCAATCTCGGCATCAAGTACACCGAAACTCAGCACCGGCGCGGTGTTGCGACGCGCCTGCATGCGGGCTTCAGCTTCGGTCTGTGTTTTGGCAAATCGGCGCATCATCATGCCGTAACGTGTCGCAGACAGCAAATCGTCGGTCATCTTGACGATCATGCCGTCCTTGCGGTGGTACAGGCGGAACTCTTCGAACCACTCCTCCAGATGCGAGAACACGCGCAGGCGATGTGTTTGCATGCGTGACAGCATCTCGGCTACACCGGCTTCGACGCCGTTGCTGCCGTCCTCGAAGGTGGCGCGGTCCTTCAACATGTTCAAGCCCTGCGCCTTGTACTGCGTAGCCAGCTGTTCACCGCTTCCCTTATCCCGTTGCAAACCATCATGCGGCCAAGCGACTGGCACCCAGTCGCCGCGTGCCTTGATGCCGGCAGCGTGGATCACGATTGATTGGTCCTTGACCCGATAGCAGTCGGTCACGTACAGCACGTCAGCGTCACGGTCCCACGCCAGCCACACGACAGCGGTCGGATGGTCGATGCCAAAGTCCAGACCAACGATGCGCGGCCAGTGCGGCGGGATCGGAAAGGCGGTGACCTTGATCGCCTCCTCGGCGATCGGGAACACCCGGCCAGACCCCAGAATCGGTATGCCCTTGGCACGTGCTTCGCGCTCATGCTCTGGGTAGCCAGCGATGATGGCGTCGCGCTGCTCTTGCGTGTAGTGCTCGGCGTCGTCGATCGTCATCGTCGTGACGGTCGAGCCTTCGGGCTTCTCCAGCAAATACCGCTTGACCACTTCGGACATGCCGAGCAGTGGCGTAAACGTCACGAACACCAGACCGCCGGTGGCGTTGGTACGTGTCAAACCTTCAGAGTAAATCGGCAGTGGCGGCTCTTCGTCAAACCACACGTAGTCAACCGTGTCGGCCTGCCACTTCGTGCGGCCCTGATCGTAGCTGTTGAACTGGATCACCGAGTCCTCGCCACAGACGTGGCGCACGACTACGCTGGCCACCGCATCGGCAACGCCGGCACGCATGCTGCTGTCGCGCAGGTTAGCGTACGGGATCGCGCCAGTGCCCCACTCTTCCCTGATCTCTGGCGGACCTAGCAGCAGACGCTGCACGCCCTTGCGCGTCAGTTCGGCTGATTCAGACCCAACCATGCCGCGTGTCGCGTAAGGGAAGCGTCGCCCTGTCCACCAGCTGGGGTAGATGCCGGTCGCGTGCATCGCAACCTCGAAGGCACCGGCCCATGTCTTGCCAAGCTGGTTGCCTGCCATGAACAGGCGCTCTCGATAGCTGTTGCCAACTTCGTGGAACTCCTGCTGCTTGGCGTACGGCTTGTACGCGGTCAGTCGATTGCGGCGTTTGCGCACGTCTTTCAAACGCAGCAGCTCGTACAGCTCCCGCTTCTCGTCGTCGGATAACGCGTCGAGATTCAAATTCATCGAACCGCCTTTTGCAACAGCGCGTTGAGGCGCTGATCAAGCTGTTCGCTGTTCAGTTCCAGATTGCCTGACATCTTGACCTCAACGGCTTTCAGCTTGGGCTGCGTGTACTCGAGAATCTGGTTTAGCATGCGAACCCGCACGTCGGCGTCGATCTCATACCGACGTGCTTGTTCGCCTGTGATGGGGTCCATCACAGGATTACCGTTCTCATCGACCAGTGGTTTGCCTCGCAGTATGCGTGCGAACTCAACCGCTGGGTCGAGACCTTCTTCTGCCAGTGCTTCAGATACGGCCATCAGGTTGATCTTCAGCGGATTACGCAGGCCGGAACTGATTCGTCTTGCATGCGTATACCCGCCGCGCTGTGTGACGGCTTCCAAGTCTTCAGACGAAGCAAGGCGCGGTGGAGCGCCTTTCAACTCATCAAGCCTTGCGGTTGTCTTTTTTCGGCCCATAACCCATTGCCTTTTTCAGTAAACCGCCGCCCTTGTCTGCCGCGTTAAAGTCTTTTGCCACAGATTGCGGAACGCCGACCTTCTTTGCAAACTCAGGATCATGCGCAGCCGCTGCCATCATGCGGGCCTGCGCTGGGGTTTTGCTTGGCATGATTACACCTTGCCGGGAATCTCACCGCCTTGGAAGCCGGGGATATTACCCTTCATCCCGCCTTTGTACGCTGGCTGGGTCTTGTCAGTGCCGGGCATCGGTACCGACACTTTGCCGGGGATTTGACCAGCGCCTTGTGTCTGGTTACCGCCGCCGCCAATCGGTGCGCCCGACTTCAGTTTTTCGCTGGCTGCACGCATGGTGTTGCGGCTTTCTGGGTTGCTGTAGTTTTGCATGGTGATCTCCTTATCGCATCATGTTGGGGTTAACAGGACGTTTTGCTGCTTCTTCGTTCCACATCGATTCCATGTCGGCTTCTTCGCCTTCCATCTCTCGATCCATCTCTTCATCCATCACCAAGCCTTTTACGGCCTGCAGTGCATCGTCGATATTATCGAACTCCATCGACTCCATCTCGCCCTCTTCATCGCCGGGGCTTTCCGCCATGACGGTGATTCGGCCATCGTCTCCGATTTCAATTGTGATTCGTTCCATCATGGCTCCTGTGAATGTAAAAAAAGCCGCGTAAACAGGCGGCTTTTGCGGCAACTTGCATGAAAAACGCGGACGCAAGGGTGCCGAAAAAATTTTAAATTTCAATTCCGACATCGTCAAGGGTTAATTTCCAAATATTTTTGGCCCGACGAAAACTTCCTACTTTTTGTTTTGTTGCATAAAAACAACGCCGCATCCCCAAATATTTTGCACAAAGTGCTTGACACGCACTGTCAATGTCACGACAATGGGAACCGTAGTAGATGCAGTCAGTAGCGCCGCGAAGGAACCAGCGGGATAGAAAAAGGGGACCACCGGAGTTCTGATCTAGGCGTGTAGACGCGAGGGACCCACCGGCAGACCGCTATGACCTACGCCGCAAGCGTAACGAGTGCGAAGCGAAACGAAAGGCCAGCGTGCTGGCTTTTCGCGGCGTTTCAGGCTGCCGACAACTGCCTGACTAACTGAAGGGGAACATCATGGAAATC